TCTGAATCACTTGCTGAATCTGAATCACTTGCTGAATCTGAATCACTCGCTGAGTCTGAATCACTCGCTGAGTCTGAATCACTTGCTGAATCTGAATCACTCGCTGAATCTGAACCACTATCTGATGTAGAATCACTGCCAGAATCTGAACCGCTATCTGAATTAGAATCGCTGCCAGAATCTGAACCTGGGTCAGAATCTGAATCCTCTGGAATTGGTTCAATTTCACCAGGCTCATCAGGTTGTTCAGGAACAACTGGTTTATCGATACCGTCACCAGAACCTGATCCGTTATTAAATGCTACTTCGTTGTCCCATGACATAGATCTCCATATAAAATTAGAATCATAACCATAAAATGTCGAACGTAGTGCTAAATCACCTGTACTAGCAGGATCAATATGGCCATTAACAACTACAATATACGGTGTTGTAATTTGGTCATCGTCCGTAGGAAATTCTACTTTGTATTGATTAGCATTTGGAAATGAAATTCTAACTTGATTAGTTACATCTTCAAAATCGCTAGGATTCACATAATAACTTTCAGATAAATCATTAGCATTATCGACTCTATAAACTTTAATATCAGTGTTTTTTGCATCTATTAACGCATTACTCTTTGTATTAGGAATTAAATTACCTGTTAAGGCAGGTAACACAACGTTATCTCCGCTTGGATTGACATAAATTGTTTGGCGATACGTATTATTTGTTTTATCGATTTGATCAATCGTACCTTTAATTGATAAATTATGGAATTGTCCATATTTCTCATAGTCGATTAATACTGTCTTACTAGCAGTATTGGTTCCTATGCCAGTTGTCAATGTCACATTACCTGTCTTTGTAACATTTTCAGGGTCAATATAAGCTGGCATAGTAATATTAGCTGTTACATTTTCTTTATTATCAACATAGTCTGTAAATGTATAAATAACATTACCATCACTATCGATTACACCATTTGCCAATACTTGATCTCCAGCCATAATTGGTGGCACTTTAGCAGTTGAAGTTACACCATTTAAGTTTAATTCTTTAGGTACAGTTATTTTGAATGTGTCACCTTTAACAGCAGAATTAGGCACTGAAAAACCATAATTCAGTTTGACATAACCTGCTTGGTGCGGATACACAGTCGTACCAGAGTCAATAGTAACTTTCACATCTGTCAACTGATTCGTAATATCTGTGCCAGCTGCCGGTGCATCTGCAGCTACTGCCGCTAAACTAAATGCTCTCATTCTAGGCGTACTTGGATTAACCGCTTGACTAACTACATCTTTATTACTTGCATCTGTATTCTGTGGAGCTGATTCATTGTTTGAAGGTGTTGCTTCAGTTGAAGTATCTTGCGTTGTTGAAACATTTTCCGCATTTGTAGAATTTTGAGGTGAATTTACAGATGATACTGTATTAGTATCATTAGAAGTCGTTTCATTACTTGTTTGATTCACTAATTCCTCCGCATTTGTATTGCTTGATTGAGTTGTTGCCGGTGTATTAGCTTGATTCGTTGTCGTAGTAGTAGCTTCACCAGTTACCGGCGTTTCTTCCGTAGTTGCATTTGTTGATGATGATTGTGTCGTTTCCTGTTGTGCTGGATTTTGCGCCACACTCGTTTCGCCATTATTAGTGTTTGACGATGTTTTAGTATCACTCACGTTTGTGTCGTCTGTTTTAGGTGCAGCACTAACGCTACTTGAATCATTACTTTTGCTTTCGTTACTTGCGCTATCAGATTGCGTAACACTATTTTCACTTGCATCTGCTTCTTTACTGCTGAGTAGTCCAAAACCGATTAACGTACCTACAAGCACTGAAGCCACGCCAATCGATTTTTTCCGAATTGCGTGTTTTTCTTTTTTCTTCATATTCATTTTATTCCCTCTTTTTAAAAAGTCATTTTATATTAACTATATACCCTTTAAAGATATATTTAATCTCTGTTAATGGAATTATACACTAAAATTGCATTATAGCAATTAATTTGTATCGATATTTTATTATCCACAATAATACTTTACTAACAAACATTTTATTTATTGCTATTTTAAGAATTACAAACGACAACGTACGATTTGATTGCAAACATTTTTTATTATTAATATGAACTCTACCTAATGTAATCCTAGCTTTAAATCATATTTTTTCAAAAGCAGATGTGTAATTTATGGTACCTGTTTTTCCCGCTAAACTGTTCACTTTTAATTCTTTAATTAAAAACGCTTCGTCTGGTATACCATCATATGGTGGATAAATGTCGTACATACTTGCGCGTTGATATCCTAGATTGGCATAATACGTCGGCCATCCTAATACACTGATAAAATTATATCCTTTTAATATTGCTTCTCGTTCTAATGCTTGAATCAATCGCTTCCCAATACCTTTATTTTGATGATGAATATCAACAGATACAGGTGCTAACACTAATCCAATTTCCCGTTGTGCTCCGTTATCAAGATAAACTTCACTTAGTAAACCGTGCCCTACAACTTCGTTTTGAAGAACAGCTACTATTTCTAAGTTATTGTCATACGTATCACTTAGACGAATTTGGTCTACTAGCTCTGATTCATTACCATAACCATGTTCACTATTTTCAAATGCCGTTCTAATTAACTGGTCAACTTGAGCAAAGTCATGTTGATGTATTTGTCTAATTTGCATCTTTGCCCCTCCTTTTAGTTCTATCTTATAGAAAAATGCATTACAACATAAAGTAATATTTTATAGTAATGACGCCATTATTTCATTAAAATTGAATGATATTTTTCGCAATAAACAACTACCCTCTTAAATCAATTTTTAGATAAACTGCAAATCATAAATTTCTTTATTATTATAAGTATTAAAACGGTCGATTTGACCTTTTAATATAACTTCCTGTTGTTTGCGACTTACATTATGATAATAAGTCATACGTACATTCAAATCAGCTTCATAACCATTATTCTCAATCGTTCTTTCTAATTCTTCGTACACATTTTTATTAATTGGTAACATGTACCCTTCTTTACTAGGTAAAATATTCACGTATTTTTTCTGAATGACTTTATCATTACCCAATAAAACCTCTATTGCAATTTTTTTAGCAGCACCGCCACCTAAATTATATAGTTTAATATAATCTTTATGATGATGCTCTTCTGTTGCCGAATTCATTATATTAAGTTGATCCTTCTCCCTTTCTAATAAAATTTGGTTAAAACCTAAAGCTGGCAGAAAGCTAATTTTCATTTGATAAAGTTGAACTGAAACTGATACAAAATAAAATAAAGCCATAATAAATGTTCCAATAGATCCTATAGCTGAAATGATATTAATCATTAAGATATCAACCTTCCCATAAGAAATTTATATGATTAATTTCAAACTGAAAAAGCATTTTACTTAATCGTTTATATCCAAAAACAATCATTTTAAACGTTATATTCGACTGCTCATATAAAAAGTTTTGCTTTATAGCCTTAAGTAATTTTTTAACCATCAAGTACGATTATTATTACGGCAATCTATTTGCATTGACTAAAAAATACAATAACGCTTTTAAGAGCTCCCATCTTTGACCAGTATTTTCCAAATTAATAACACATCTTCTTCAATACATATTCATCTCATACAAATAAGTTGATTTTTTTATTTTTACAAACGTAATTTCTTAACAAATCAAAATTTTACATTTAAATCTTTCGATATATTACAAGTTTTTTAAAAAAGTAATATATTTCTATCAATAAAAGTAATATAATATTAGTAATTATAGTTTCATTAATTTATTGCAACAATACATAGGATCATTATTACAAGAATTATTTAATATCATCTTAGAATCTCACAAAATATCAACTTTGTTTAATTACTCAAAATGATAAGTCATTTAGAGTTTTTAAAATAAATTTTTGCGAAATAAAGGAGACATGTTAAATGAAAAAAGTAATGGGGATATTATTAGCAAGTACACTTATCTTAGGTGCTTGTGGACATCATCAAGATAGTGCAAAAAAAGAGAGCGCTAGTCACAAAAAGAAAGAAAATGACAATGAAGAATTAAATGAAGAACTTAAAGAATTTAAAAGCAAAAAAAATATGGATATAAAAATTAAAGGCGATACTATTGTTAGTGACAAATTTGAAGCTAAAATAAAAGAACCGTTTATCATCAATGAAAAAGATGAGAAAAAGAAATATATCGCTTTTAAAATGGAAATTACTGCTAAAAAAGACGATAAAGATTTAAATCCATCTTCTATTTCTCATGACTATTTTAATATCACTCAAGATGATAAAAATACAGTAAATAAATTAAGAGATGGTTATCTTTTAAGTGATAAAAAATATAAAGATTGGACAGAACATAACCAAGATCAAATTAAAAAAGGCAAAACTGCACAAGCCATGTTTATCTATGAGTTAAGAGGTGATGGAAATATTAATTTAAATGTCCATAAATACTCAGAAGATAAAACAGTTGATTCTAAATCATTCAAATTTAGTAAACTTAAAACCGAAGATTTTTCTCATAGAGCGGAAACAAGAGAAGAAGTAGAAAAGAAAGAAAAAGAATTTGAAGAAGAGTACAAAAAAGAACAAGAACGAGAGAAAGAAAAAGAAAAGCAAAAAGATGACGACCACAGTAGTTTAGATGAAGTATAAATTTGGTTTGTTGATTGTCTTACATTCAGTTATTTAATTTTTAGAGAAACTGACTTATTTATAGCTTAGCCAACATGATACTATAAAACTATGATTAAAAATAAAAAATCTGTGTTTAATGGTGTTAAAGAAATCAGTCCCCGTGCCGGAAAATCATAAAAAAAAGATGGGATAAATTTGTAAATCCCGCATTGAATAATGCATTAAAACAAGAAGAGGCTACATGGGGAAATGTACAAGGTCAAGTTTCACAAGCATTGATGGGAACTGGTATTAAAGATTCTACTGCAAGAAGCATAGGGTTTTGGGTTTCCCAAGTTGGTCAAGCATTAATATAAAAAGAGTGTGATAAAATGAATAATGAAGAATTAGAAATGAGATTGTTATTAATGAAACAATCAATAGAACAATTACAAGAAGAACTAGCGCCTAACTTAAAAACTAGAGATTTAGTGTTATTAAGATATATGTATTCATATAAAGAAATTAATATGCTAGATTCTTACTTGTTCCAATTGGCTACAAATAAAGAGCAAATAACAAAAAAACAATTTAAAACAAAATTGGAAAACATTAGAGAAGTACCAGAAATACCTATTAGACAAGTTAATGATATATTAGAAGGTTATAAAAATAGTGAGTTATATGTTGAGTTGATAAATAGCATCCTAAAATAAAAATAAACATACTAAGATTAGCTATGAAGGAATCTATGACGATAGATTTTTTCATAGCTATTTTTTATAGTTATAAAGAGGAGTAGTCTGTTCTGACTCTTGGATTTTAAATCTGTATAATAAACAAGTAAGCTTTACTCTCGCCTTTTAAAATTCGTTTGTAGTATGTTGGGTTCTTAAAATCGTGAATAGGAAAATGCAATGAGAAAGGTTAAGTAAAGTTTTTAACTTCTCATTTATTCAATGGAGAATTTTTTATCGATTACTTAGACATTAATATTAGTAAAAGAAGTAGTGTAGTTGCAAATTATAAAAACTAAAAATTCCAAAAAGAGTTTATCATCCAAAACAATAAAAATGGCTACAATGGTATGTTGTGAAATGCATTTCTTAACTACGACTTCTTTTATTTCCGTCTCGTCAACTATTGCTGATTGTGTTAATAGGCATATTGATTCTAATGAAAATATCAAAACTCGGCTCATCTCTTTATAACTACACCCACTTAGTGACGTAACAAAAATGAAAAGTTCTTTTTCAGTAGCCATTTATCCAATTAAGTGTAGACGATTCACATTTTTATATTGACATATATAACATGGAGAATTTTTTGCGTATAAAGAAGTTTCTTCATGAACAATGTTGAATGTAAAACTCAGAATCCAACTTTTTTGACACTTATTTGACACACATCACTGTCCCCTTATATCTCAAAAACTAATTCATAATCACTTATTACTCTTTCCTCCATCAAATAAACACCTATACAAACACTGCTATATCAATACTCACAACAAATTCTGCAATGCATTATCCCCTGAAAAACACATAATAAAAAAGCCTACATCCACAAAGGTTGTAGGCTACAAATATGGAGACGGCGGGATAAATCTTATCTTGGTATATAGCTGAAAAGCCTATAACTATGCGGTTTACAAGCAATTAAGTTTAGAAAGAAAACTAAAGAAATAGAACTAAATTGACACGTATTTGACACGCGCAAACCTAAAAAATAACCACGTCAATTAAGACGTGGTTTTCTAATTATTTAACTTACTAATTTTCTTTTGATATATTTTGGGTATGCTTTTTGTGGGTACAAATCGCCTTTTTTATGGTCAAGTACTACGTATCTATCGTTTACCCAATATATTGCATGTCTTCCATCTGTAATTTTTATAAAGTTTTTACCTGATTCAAACACTTCTTTCACATTCAAATTTTTAAATTCTTCTTTTGTAACAAACATATTTTTAGCTCCTCTATTTATCTTCTTTGTTTTCAAGTGATCTTTGATACTCGTATAACTTTATTATCGTTCTGAATCTGGCATCTGATAAAGATGTTTTTCCATTCCTTAAATCTTGCACAGTTTGATATGGTAATCCGGAATTTTTAGCAATTTTATATCCCGTTTCTTTTTCGAATAACTTTTCTATTGATTCAATTATTTCTTTTATTGCTGTCATTTTTATCCCTCTTCCATAAATTGATAAGCAGTAAAGTAGTAAGCAGTGCAACAACACTTTTACTTATATCGTTGCCTAAAAACACGTTTATCCAAATAAGAATGATTAAAATAATGTAAATTGTTTTCATAGTATTTTAGTGTTAGAATTTATATATAGACAGCCCTTTCGGGCTTGTCTACTTACTTATCGTCTTTTTTCAATGTTTTCGCTATGGCAATTGCTGACATTGTATAAAAGGCGATTTCTGCTATAGTTTTAAAATTTTCTAACACTTTTTATCCTCCTCTCAACTGGCATACCTTATTATAACACGGTTAAACGTGATATGCAATACTTTTTATAAACTTTTTTCGTTTTTTTGCATAAAAAAATAGGCAAGTACCGTAGTACCTGCCAAATGATGTGGTGGATGTTAATTATAACATATTAAGCCCACTCAATCGTTCCCCAATATTTTTCATTTTTAATCTTCTGTTCTTTATCTGTGATTCTACACACTGCACAATAGAAATTGTTAGTACTAGAGCCCTCACGTTGATATTTGAATCTAATCCACCAGTAGCCATCTTTTTTAATGACTTGGTCGAATTTTACCCAATCATCTTTTGTGTATAGCCATGAATCTTCTTCAACGACTGTGCCGGTTAATCCAGCTGTTTTTCTGACTCTTATAGCTTTTTCTGGATTAGGATAAAATACGCCTTTCCAATTCCATGTTATTTTGTCAGCGCTTGGCTTACTACTTGGCGCATCAATTTGTCTGCCGTTAATGGCTTCAGCAATCCGCTTCGTGAAGCTGTCTAAATTGTTTTTAATGTAGTTTAAATCTTTCGTAGATGTGATAAAACCTAATTCGATTAAACGATAATTAAGATTAAGATCAGCAGACACGTTAGCGTTCAATAAATCCCCTCTAGGTGTCACACCTCTTATTTTACCCACTGTTTTATCTAATGCACTACTTAATGCCTTGTCAATGTCATCAGCTGGGAAACGATCGCTAATGATTACATGCCCGCCACTTGCTTGTGGGCTAGCAGAATCTAAATGAAACTCTATGATTGCATCCGGTTTGACTTCACTTTTAATCCAGTACATGCCATAATCTTTATAGTTTCCAACACGTTGACCGTACAATGTATCTTGATATAAATCTTGATTCATCGAGTTGCCACCGTATAACAATACTGTGTTACCTACTGACTCAAGATACTTTTTCACTCTAGGGATAATATTTTTACGGTTAAAATCTCTTTCGTTTTCTCCATTCGCAACGGCACCTGGGTCGTTAGAGTATGCACCAATACCATGACCAGCCACAAGCATGATTTTTTTACCTTTTGATAACTTATCTTGTTTAACTGGCGTCACTGCGCTTCTTAGCTTATTAGCGGTCGTTTCTTTTGCGTAGAATGGACGGATAAACCACATAGGGAAGTCGTAGCCGTGTGTACGTCTTGTAGTAACTTCTGGTGGACTCCAGTAAGCACCGCCTAGCCAGTTCTGCTCTAAAATAGTTATAGAATCTAACGTAGCGCTTATTACAATACCTACATGACCATAACCACCGCCATAATTACGGTTAAAAATAACGACGTCGCCCGGCAATGCTTGAAACGACACAGTATTTTCGTAAACGGTTGCTTCGTTAGTGAAATCATTCCATGTAGGAATGTCCGCAGCGCCCACACCTTTCAACCTATGATTAAATAAGTAAAGCCAATATTGGTTGGCAGTATCGAAGCATTGACATCCAAATGCATTGTCTGGATTCCACGCCTTACCCTCTAGGCTTTTAAGGTAGCTAATAGCTTGACTGTATGTTCTAACCGACGGCATTGTTATCATCTCCGTTCACTTTAGGTGCGCCACCAGTTGACTGAATGCCAGCTTTTACTTCATAAATTTTTTGTTGCCCTTTCTTAGATGCGTGAGTAAAGTTGTTATTCTTCCACCACGTCCAAATTGAAACAATCCCAGTAACGACTGTGCTTATAAACACTTCGTCAACTGGGATTGGAGAAATATGTTTGATTGCTAAAAACTGATTGATCCATGCGACTATTAATAAAATTGTTCTTACGATTGTACCGATATCCATTTGTTTGCTCCTTTTATCCAAAATAAAAAACGACTAAAAAATTAGTCGTTTAAAATTATTCAATGGTCAATGTCGGAGATCCTGAATAAACATCACTTATAGTGACATACAACATCCCTGAAGGATTACTAAAGTTGATATTTTTACTTGCAACTCCGCTATTGACTCCTGATATTCCTAAATCACTTGAACCTAAATTAGTTTGCGAAACCCTCATTATACCGCTACGTACATTTTCTATTGTCACCTGATAACTTTTATTAGGTTCAACTTCGTTTATTGTCCATTTTGCTGTTGAATCTTCTATGCTATCCGGATATTTATTTTTAGGTAAGGGTTTAATTACAAAAGATGAAGGCTTTTTCCATACTTGGATATTTCCAGCATATACTTTTGTATATTCTTCACCTTCGTAAATAAACTTCTTTACATTTTTAAAATTACCTTCCATAAAAATCACCCCTTAATTAAGTAAAGTGTATTAGGGTCTTTTTGATACAAATAATTATATTCTGTTTCACTGCCTGTCCAAATATTCAGTGACGGCTGCGAAGAACCGATAGGTTGATAAAGTTTATCTGCTTCCTCTTTTGTAAAAGCATTTGATGATAAAAGATAACGTTCATCATGACTGTGATTTATGTCTGATTTTTTTGATAAAGCATTTTCTAATCCTTCAATCTGTTTGATTGTATGACTATGATTTTTATCTGCATACAAACTGTTTAATGATTGCTTGAATCTCTCAAAATCTTCTGTGCTAACTTTTGAGCCAATCTGTTGCAATACACTTTCTGAAATAGAGTTGTTTTGTATTGCTTCTGCTAATTCTCTTAATGTGTTCATAGATTCAGGCGCGCTATCAACTAGTTCAGCAATTTTTGTATCCGTATACGTTTTAGAGTCGTTGAGAGTTGTATCTTTGATTTTTTCAACTTCTTGCAATTTATCTTCTAACCCTTCAACATTTGCGATATTGATTTTGTCCAATATCTCAGGTTCTGCTTTGATATCTGTATCTTTACCATCAATTTGCCACATTTTAGTGTCAGGATTGATTGATACTACAGTACCGTTTTTACCGGGTACGCCTTGTTCTCCTTTTTTACCTGCTTCACCTTTTGCACCAGGTTGTCCCGGTTCGCCTTTATCACCTTTCGCACCTTTAAATCTACTTTCATTCTTTTCGATGTAAGAAATGACATCTTTATCTATTTTCTCTTTAAAGTCTTTGCTCAATAAATCTGTCGCGTTATCTTTTAAAATTCTCGTAATAGCATCATCTACCAATTTAACATCGATTTCTTTTGCTACAGCAGATTCAATACCACTATCAACGATATTGAAAGAAAAGTTCGCGACATGTATTTTTTCTTCTTCTTTCTCTAAAAACAGCTTACAACGAACATAACCAGCGTGTTTGATAACCTTTTTAGGTATCTTGTAGGTAATGAACCCTTTTACAACATCGTCGATAATAAGGGGCTCATTTTTGAATATAGAGCCATCTTCCATAAACAAATGCAATCTAGGTGTTAAGCCATGTGATTTTAGATCGATACGACCTTGTTTGTCATTGATACCTATTCTTATAGATGCTGTATTTTCATCTTCAGTGTAAAATCGACAGCCAATGTCACCTAAGTCAACACCATCATTTTTTATTCTCGTTTCAACATCTTTTATTTTGTACATTTATACACCTCTTTATTTATATTTATCTCTTGTGAAGTAGATACCTTTTAAGCCGATTTGTTTATATAACTTAGCGATTGTACTTGCTTGATGTTGGCACCACTCTATAGCAGTAGCGTATTGGTGCGTAGCTGGATTCTTAGGATTCCATCTAATTCGGTACAATGTGTTTTGACCTTTATTGATGTAATCCTTTCTTACGAAGCTAGCACCGCCCATGATTGCTTTTGCTGGAGATGTCCAACCTTTATTCCTTGCAAACGTCATTGCGTAGTTAGGATTGTTGTCGTAAGCACCAATGCCGAAGTAGTTGTATACTCCATCTTTTCCGTTAGCGAAGTTACTTGTTCCATATCCACTTTCTAAGAAAGCATGCGCGATTAAATAAATTTCATTAATGCTGTGCTTTTTACAAGCTTCTGCGAACGCTTTACCTTGATTATTCAATGTTCCCTTACCTTTAAGTATCTTATTAAGTGCGCTAACTGAAACACCTTGATACTTGCCTAAATTAAGCATTTGGTAGCACTGCGTGTTACTTTCCCATATTCGTTTAACATTCATTGCTGAACTCGTTTGTGCTCGTGTAGCGTTAGCCCAACCCCAAGCATTAGATTTTTTCGGGTTACCTCTTGCCATTTGTTTATCCAGTGCTTGTTTGAATGTATAAGGACTCGTTTCTGTTATGATCTGCGGTTGTTTAGATGCCGAACCATTGTTGGCTGTTGGTGACGAGTCTCTTACATTCGCTATATCAGCGTTTTTATTATCTACCATAACTTTTATTCTAGATTTTGTTACTGTTGGCTTAGTTATAGAATTTAATAATTTTTCTCTGTTTTTAAATATATTAAGTAATGCCTTTTCTAATGCTTCGTATTTATCTTTAGGAGGAACACCGTTGTCAATCATATTCCAATTAACATGTTCCAACATTGAACGCCAAATGCTGTCGTCTACTTTTAAATTTTCAATACTTAGAGGTATCTCATATTTGGCCATCATATCTACAGCTACAACCATTGCGTGAATCTCATTAAAAATAAATTCATTTTTACTCGCACTATAATCTTCACATACGTCTATAACTATATAATCAGGTTCATTAGGAACTTCAAATACAGCTCTTCTAGGTGCCCAAATATTATGTCTATCAACATAAAAGTGGGGATATTCTACATCCTGTTTGTATTTCTTCCTACTGTTATATAAACTTTCTACCGAGCTCATCGTTTGTGCGTTTCTAATCATTATTCCTTTAGGTTTTTCGAGTCGTCGATTACCTTCTACTATAAAGTGATAAATATATTCTGGATAATTAACCTCTTGGCTAGAAATAGTGTACTTTATAGTTGTTACATCTTTCCAAATTGGAACTTTTTTATTATTTTTTTCGTTATCATCACTATCATCTTCTGGTTTAGGTGCCGGTGTAGTTTTGTCTGGATGATATGGTGGTCTAACAAAATATTTAACCCCTCCACCTGGTCCATCATGATAAGAGTGTTTAATTTTATAAGGTGGACTTCCTGTTGCGTTATTTGTATACCAGTTTTGATCTACGCCATACCAATAGTCTTTTGTGCATGGTCCCACTACAATGTTTACATGTCCTGCCCAACCACCAGTCCAAACACCCCAGTCGCCTGGTTGTGGTACAAAATCTTTTGTATTTCTAATTATCTTGAAATCTCTACCTCTATAATTGGATTTTTGAGCCATAGCATCAGCATTTCCCCATGTTCTAAACCCCCAATATTTATCGAGTAAATAATTAGGTAAATCCCAGCATTGTGCTCCCATTCCAGAACCAGGTACATCAATAGCTATTTTATTTTTAGCGATATACAACGCCCACTCTACTACTTCACTAGCTGTAGGTTTTCTGTTTTTTGGATTAGGTAATCCCATGTATGCACCTCATTTCAATCAAAATAAAAAGCCAGTGCCGAAGCACTGACTCTTAACTGTTATTTACATTTACCAAACCAGAAGCACGCCCAGAAGCTATATCCTAAAATCCCTTTAAGCATGGTAATCACCTCCTTTAAATACCAAAAATAGTTCTTAGTAAAGCTATGGCAATCGTACTGAAGATAGTCCCTATCAAACCGAGAATCCACATTTTTATGTCTCTAATATTCTTGGCATTCTTTTCTTTATTCTTTTCATCTTCTACCTTGTCGCGCTTTAATTCTTCAAAATTTCTATCTAATTTGTCGTAAATCTTTTCTTGCGTTCTCAGACTGTCTTCTATTCTGTCGAATTTTTCAAACATAGTCTTATCATTTTCTTCTAATCGCGTTAAACGCCAATCTTGTTCATGTCGTTTGGTAAAACCAAACATTACGCCACCTACTTTTTGTTAAATTAAAAAGCCACAAGCATTACACCTGTGACTTTTCATCTTTTGTTTCTGGATATTTTTCACCAGTGATCAATGCATATTCTTCTTTGTCGATTACACCCATGTCTACGTACCACTTAATTTGCTCATTTTTATAGCAACCCCACACATAAAAAGTTTTAATGTCCTTGAAAGTTGGATAAATCATCTTAATTTTCTCCATTTAAACGTCCTCCTCTGTATTTGTTTTACCAGCTTTTAGTTCAGTCAACTGTTGTGTTAACATAGCGTTTTGTTGCTTTAATTCCATCGCCAAAATGTTTACTTGCGTCACCTGCATTTGCATACTTGCAACCATTCCGCGAAGTTCTTCATCACTCAAATCTGATTCACTTTGTTGGTTTGATGCATTCGGTACGTCTTCTTTTTCGAAATTGCTATTGTATTTAATTTCGCCGTTAGTGAAAACGAACTTTCTAGGTTCGAACTCTTCTTTGAATTTGATAGGCACATTGTTATCGTCTACATCTAAACTATTGCGTAAACCGCCAGTATTAACGTATCCGATAACTTCATTTTTATCATTTACTGTGATTTTCATTATTTCCACCCCATAATTTTAGTTATAGTAACTTTGTTGGCATTCGCTCCAGAACCTGATGTTTTACCTAAATCAAAGTACACATCGTTATCGATTCTTAAAGTAGTGCTACTTGTTTTGGATAGTAAACACTCATAAATACCGCCACCGTTACCGTCTGAGTCAACTACATTCGCTTTACTTAATTGAATTGCATTAGGTAATGTGGTTAGTCCGAATCCCTCAATAACGCCACCTGGATAAGTTCCACTTACTAATAAAATAGAATAGTTTGTGTATGGTTCGGTTAGATTTATTGTTGTACCTACACCATTTGCGCCACCGTCGAACAATACCGTTGACTTATGTTCATTAGGAACCGTCCACTGTGGCTCAAGTCTGCCGTTTGTGATTGACCGTGTGTAAATCTTTTTAGAGTTATAAGGTGTGAAGTTAAACAACTTATTTGTATCATCTTTAACGAATACAGATAAATACCCCTCATAACTTTCAACGCTACCTGGTAAATCCGGCACTCTTGTTGCATAGTAATTACCAGCAGTTAAATATCCCAAATCGCCTTGCGCATTATTTAAGTTAACTTGAATTGATTGACCATTCGCCTCTGTCATCTTATGTTGTTGCCAGCTCGTTGTTCCGAATTTATCATCTACATACTGCTTAGCTTGATTTAAAGCGTTGTTAGACGTTTCTTCAACAAATTGCTTAGTTAAGTTTCCATCATTCTTTTTATAAAACGGGTACCATGTGCCGTAGATTTTGTATTTTGTGTACTCATCGTTTGAATCGTCTGGGTACCATGTTGCACGAGCAGTATTATTATCAACAACATAAACAACTAACACACCAGATTTGCTTGATGTATAAGTTGATTCATCGAACGAAGAACCGTCATCAACACCATCTTGTCCAGGCTTCTCTAACGTGCCTATATCCGTCTTTTCTGGCGCATCTGTTGCATTAGTAATATGAATAATCCTAGATGTGTTAACTGCGCTTAAAACGCTATCTATGGACTGCTCATACGATTCAATTGCTTTACCGTAATCATCTGTAAGTTTAGACTTTTGCCAATTTGTTGTTGAATTACCTTTAACAAGGTCAGCGCCATTGATTTGTTGTTCAACTTCGTTAACACGTTCAAAAATCGCTTGCTCTTTTTCAACTATTTTATCGACTTCAGCTGTAACAGCTTGTGTTGCACTAGTTTGCGTCGCAGTAATAGCTTGTATAGCTTCGTTTTGCTTGATTTCGATTTGTTGAATGCCTTTTGTCGCACTATCATTCACTTTTGCTATTAACGTTTGTGTATCAGCCATATTTTGCTTTAATTGGTTAAAGTCTTTACCGACAGCTTCGATAGTATCTTGAATAGATTTGATATAAACAAGCTTTGTTATACCATCAAATCCACTAACTAAATCATTTTCAATATTGAAGCTAAATTGACGTTCAACAACAACATTATTACTCCCGTTTTGTGTAAAGAATGCCTGAGCATGCACCTTGCCTGAATGTTTTAAAAATTCATTCGGTATCACATACTGCAAACGCCCATTAATTGCGTCTACTATCGTTAATTCGTCTGAAATATAAGCGCCTCTATCTACGTTATAATCATCGGTTTTTAACACGATAGATGTTTTAACATGTTCAGAACTTATAGATAACGGTCTGTTATTCTTAGTTACTGCAAAATTTAAAACACCAGTTCCTCTATCTGATTCATAGAAACTGATGTTTGTGTCAATAACCGGATTATATTGTGATGTTGTTTGTAACTCGATTAAGTTATCATCTTTCGAAAAATTATCTACTACCATTATTCAACCACCTTTCCTTCGAATAAACTCCATTTACCAACGCCACCAGTACCAAAGTTTCTAACTAAAAATTGATGTGCAGACGGGAAGTTATTACGTCTTAATACTTGTGTTGTGTTACCTGGTGTATTCGATTTTACTTCTAATATCCAACCTGCAATACCTTTAAAGTCTTTAGGAAAATCAGTAAATCGTTTTGATTCTTCAGTAGTGATATAGAAATCTAAACCAACGATTTTTAAATCTGATAATTTTGTAATACTCTTAGGGATATGTTCCCAATAACCGGCGTTTTGCGGACAGAAATTCCATGCTCCGTTGTTTTTCTTATTGAAAATGTCAATGACACGTTCGAATTTAAGCATATTTCTACCTGTGCTGTTTCTGGTAAGTACTTGTCTTAGAGCACCATTATAGTGTCCAGGCAGTACATCCAAGAACCAACCTGCATCTCTAAATGCTTTCGGTAACGGGAAATCTAACGCATTTTGTGTGTCTTGCGTATAGATATAGTAATGACCAACTTCCGTAATATCACTTAGATATGCTGGGTTCTGTATTGGTAACGGTTTAACACGTCCGCCTGAATCAGTCATCGATACCTGAGGCGCAATGTTTTTTAAGAATTGGTTTACACCTCTTTGACCGATAGAATAAATTGAGTGATGTCTGTTATTACCAGGTCCAATAGTTACCCCTATTAAAAGTGCTTTACGTCCTGTTTCTAGATCGTAATACATATCTAGACCCTCAGCTTCTTGGAAGTCTCCTTTAAAGTTATTATTCACACCGCCAATATCGATACGTCGTTTAAATAACAATTCTTTTGTTTTTATATCGAAACCTTGTAAGTAGTTAGGGTTGGCTGTATTCGAATCACCTGTATACCAATATAAGATACCTGCATCATAAGTGATACCTTGCATAGGTTGCGTTAACGAAGAATATTCCATCGGTATATCCATTTGATACAAGACTTTGTCTATACCTTTATCAATATCGTCAGCACTTCTTACTTCAATGAAATTCAATGAATTCTTAGCTTGTCTTTCAGAAGCTTTATATTCACGTCTGAAAATCATTAAATTTTCTATAGGATTATAAATCGCTGACGTATATCTGTCGTTAAATATATTCGGCATGACATCTTGCATTTCATTACCATAAGTTATTTCTCCAGTTCTATATTGGAAACGTACAAACTTGTTGTTTTTGTTACTGTCCAATACAGCTGAATAAATCCATAATTCTCCATCAATGTATCTATACGCATTGTGTGTACCGTGACCGCCGTTTTTAACAAGCAATCTATCAATAAATTGTCCGTTGGGCTTCAATCTAGATAACATGTAATGATTGCCTGGACGCGCTTGTGTCATATAAATAATTTTCGTTCTAGGGTCTACCCAAAATGATTGCATTACTGCATTTGTATATGGCGATAAATCAGTGATAAATTCCGGTTCTTGCTCTTTTGGTTCGAATCGGTATTCTGTCGCTCTATATTCTTTATAGTGTTCATCTACAGCTTTCTCAACCTTTTTAGTGAAAGCATCTAGTGTTGAATAATCATGATACAAACGATCTTGCAATGTCTTATGACCATAACCTGTATTATCAACGCGCGCGTCTTTTACTTCGTTGATACCGTCGCCGTTATGACCTATTATCATGTTGCTAAAACGGCCATTTAAATACGTTAAAAAATCAGAGACGCTACTTGTGACATTTAAATGCTCATACTTTATTTGCTCTCCATTATGTGCAAATACCTCTTTATTTCTATGGTATTCAAGAGAGAAATTAAAATCCGTCAGCATGTCTGAAATAAGTTTAAAGTTATACTCATTTTCATCTACATATCTGTAGTCAAAGACTCTACTTAAGTCTGTAATTAATTTGTTATCCATGTCTTCCTCCTTTTCTATCCGTAAAACTGGTAATAATTTTTAATAAGTTCGTACATAATAACTTCATGACCCCTCTCGTTCGGATGCAATCCGTCTGGCATACTTGATTTTCTGAACGCTGGATTATATGGCTTAAAATAATCTGTATGATAGGCATCATATACTGGTACATCCAATTCACTACAAGCCAATATCTGAGCATTGACATAATCCTCTAAAGTTAACCCTAGTTTGTTTTTGTCCGTATCTTTACGGCGTATCGTTGTACCACTCATAGGGCATTGCCTAGTAGCTGTCATTACAAGTATTTTTGAAACTGGATTATTTTTCCTGATAACTTCAATTGCAGAACAAAAGGCGCCGTAAAACGTTTTAGTGTCGGTTTTATCAGAGCCTATCGGTACGCCTGCCCAATAACCATGTAACCAGTCATCATCTGTACCTTGTAATATGATTAGGTCTCCTCTTATTTGCTCTGCTTGTCTATAAATGCTGTTTTCTACCGCTTCTTTACCTATTGGAACTGTTGCCATTGTTGCGCCACCTCTTGCAAGGTTGGTCGTTTTAGCTTTTAACTTCTTGCCTAACATTTCTGTGAAATTAGTTTTCGCATGTGATCCTCTAGCTACAGAATCGCCAATCGTTCCAATCGTTTTTACATCTTTAATGTTTGATTTATCTACAAAATCATGAACGATAGTGCCGTCAGATGTAGTTACAGTTTTAGAGCTTACCTTCTGTTGTTTATCTTCAATCAAATCAGTTCTACTCATTAAATCGAGTGTTGATTTAGCTATTGATGCAACTTTAGATTTTAAGTTTTCTGCCGCTTTACTAGGGTTGGAAAGGTTAACGTCATTTAATCCAGAAACATAGTTAGCGGCAGTATTTACTTTCTTCATATATCGTTGTTCTCGATTAAATTCACCAAGCGTTACATCTTGCTTTACAATTACATTATTTATATCTCTAATCGTTTTAATTTCTACTATACGTACTAAGTCGTTAAGTCCCAAAATAGTAGACTTTATTTGAACTATGTCACCAGGTTGCGGGTCTGCTTCGGGGTAGGCTTCTCTTAAAACTAAAAAATCTAAAGATAGTGACTGTTTTAAAGATTTTTTTAATCTAGATTGTAATTCTTTATCCATTGTTTCTTGATCAGTCACTTTGCCATCTTTAAAAGGTTCTGCGTGTATATCACCGTATATTTCAGCTAATGCGCTTCTAGCCTCCATAACAAGTCCAGCGTGTTCATATGTTTCTTCTCCAGAATAACTCCCGTATCCTCTAATGAAGGTGGCGAAGTTACTTGCGTCTTCTTCAAGTTTTATAGCGTTGGCGTTGACTTCGTCAGAAATAAAGTAAGACGCTTTTTGATTTGCAAAAGGCGTCAATACAAACTTATATCTGCTTTTCTTTTTGTCATACGTTATTTTATATTCTAAACCGAAATGTTCTAATCCCTTTTTAAACATTTCCAACCTTGTATCGCCTTCACCACCATTTTCAAACTTCGAAGACTTAACCTTACCTTCGACTTCAAAAAGCATTCCAGTACCTTGAAACACAATGTTAAAATATCTTTCTACTGTAAAAGATCCTGTTACATTAACATAAATCCTATCAATCATTAACTTGTCTATAGGAATTTCTCTAGCAGTACATTCAACCAGTTGTCTGTCGCCTTCTGATTTCCTATCAATGACAGTTATTACATATTCTTTCTTGTCGTTTTCACCTTCGACATGACTAACAATCCATCTTTTACCAATTGCGTTAATAACTTCGTATGTGTATTTATCTTCAAGAATATCAAAAGTTAATACACCGTCAGCATTAACTTTTTTTACTAAAGTTGTTTCTACTGGTACAGGTGCGCCATTACCTTTAGGTGGTTTAATAGTTATTGTCATTCTGACACCTACTTATAATAAAATTTCAAATCAAACTGAACTTTTTGTACCGTTTGATTAAACTCAAATTTATTAGCTCCGTATTTAAATTTTGGTTGGGCTATATTCGTTTCGGTACTTATTTCAACACCGTTTTTATAAACTCGGAAGCTATCATAAACAATTCTGTCTCCAGCTTTTAGTTTGATCCCTTCGATTTTCATTATTTCAGCATGCGTTAAATTCCATACAAACGATTCTGTATCTTCGCCCAAAATAATTGTTATCTTTTTATACATGTTGAATTGGTCGTTAGGAGCGCTACCATGATAGTAAACTGTATCTTTGCTCAAATTTTCAAATGTATACTTTCTTTTGTCTCCGCCTGCATGCCAATCAATATTAAAATCAAACGACCACAATCCAACCTTTTTGTTTTCTTCTAACTCTAGGCTTGTTCCAATACTTTCACCGTATGGTAATTCTGTAGTTTCGAATTTTAGTTCAAAAGAAACTTTATTACCTTTTTGTTTAGGGTTTATAACTCCGTTAAAAATAACTTTATACTGTTTACCATTTACATAAATTTGTTGATCGTGTCTTGAATATTCGTAATCCGGGAAGTTGTTTTTATCTAATTTCACGTAATCATCAGAAGTTGGTTGAGTAAACCTGTAATTCAACTCTTCTTTTCTTCTGATTTCTCGCAAATACATAGGTTCTATGTCTGTCGTTAACGAATACAACATATCTCGCATATAAGCAATGTCTGAACGATTTTTAACTTTACAAAAACAAGGAACAACTATATCTCTACTGATATAATTGCTCCCCATTAATATACGACCGTTCATATTTTCTTTGTCTTGATACTTTGTGTTGATTTGCATGCTATCAATTACTATATCGTTAACGATAAACCCGTATTCACTTAATTTGATTACAGTACCATCTTTTTTTGTTAATTCTATGTCCATTTGTAACCTCCTTTATAAGTAATACTCAGAATTGCGTTTAGCATTTCTGCCGTTAACAATACTAGTAAGCGCATCGTTATTGACATCGAATTCAACTTTAACAGTTTTCATGTTCGGTGATGTTTCAATAGAATGTGTGTGTTGTACTTGCGCATTTATATTTCCACCTAAATTACTTAAGTTTCCTGTAATACTAGAAATGTCAGGTGCGTTTAATGTAGGTTGAAATGCATCAACTACTTTATCTGCAACATTAGAAACATTACGGATAACTTTACTTGAATGATTATCTATACCTTTAACGAAACCTAGCATTGAATACATACCAACATCCATGAATTCACGTGAAGGTGAGTGAATACCCAAAGCACTTTTAGCTGCATCTAAAGCTTTCTTAGCAACATTTTTAGCTGCATCTACTAATTGACCAGCCATTTGTCCAATACCTCTAATTAAACCACGGATCATATCAGCACCTGCAGACACAAAATCTCCTATAAAGCTTTTTATTTTATTTACTGCATTTGTCATACCTTGACTAACTTTGTTTACAACATTAACGAATCCTTGAATAACTCTATTAACAAAGTTAATTAGCGTACTTGTTATAGTAGATACCCATTGCATACCTTTAGTCACGATGAAGTTCCAAGCTTGAGACATTTTGTCCGATATAGTTGATACAACTTGTGTGAATATACTTACAACTTTATTCCAAATCGTCGTTAATATACCAGATAAGAAACTCCAAATCGTATTCCATATATTAGAAATAAAACTCCATGCCGCTTGTAACGCAGTAGATATAGCTGTAGTGATAGCGTTCCAAACCTTAGTTGCCACAGTAACTATAGTGTTCCACAACGTTTGTAAGAACGTCCAAATAGCATTCCAAATTGTCATTGCGATAGTCATGATTGTTGTAAACACAGTAGTTATTACAGTGACTAACAAATTCCAAATCGTAGTAGCGATTGTAATTATCGTGTTCCAGATTGTACTTAAGAATGTCCAAATAGCTGTCCATATCGTCATAACTATTGTCATTATCGTTGTGAAAACAGTTGTGATGATTGTAACTAAAAGGTTCCACACTGTTGTTGCAATAGCGATAATTCCATTCCATAGCCCTTGCAAATAAGCGGCTATTTGATTCCAAATAATCATTATAAAATTGTATACATTTGATACTGCTGTAGTGATAGCTTTTAAAATAGCATTCCATACAACCGAAGCTACAGTTTTCAACACATTCCAAACTGTAACCATAAACGTTTTTATCGCATTCCAAGCATTTATAATAAAGTTTCTGAATCCTTCATTTTTATTCCACAATAAAACGAATATAGCTATTAATGCAGCGATTACACCGATAACTATTGTTATTGGACCACCTAAAATACCAAACACAGTTACTAGTCCTGTGATAGCATTTCTAATTAATCCAATCTTACCGAATAACAATTGGAATATAACTGATATAATTTTTAATGGTCCTTTTAATAACATGAACGCACCTTTTAAAATTGTTAATCCCGCTCTTAATAAACCGAACTTACTTACTAACGCAATGATTCTACCTATTAATCCGCCACCCATAAAGTTAGATACAGCAAGAATAATCGGTATTAAAAATCTAAATGCACCAACTAAAGTGATGATGACACCGACTAATTGTGCTGTAGCTGGATGCGCCTCAAATAAGTTAGCTATCCAACCAGTTATTGCTACTGCAACGCGTAATACTGCACTAGCTATAGGAGCCATTGCTGTTGCGAATGCAACTAATCCTCTTGCGATGTTTCCAATTAATTGCATTATTAGTGGACCATTTGTTTGTACATAACTGACAAAGTCTTTGAAGCCTTGAGATTGGCCAACTTGTTCAGACCATTCTCTAAACTTAGCCGTCATTTGTTCAAGAGATTGAAAAATTCCAGTTGATGATCCGCTGAATGCATTCATTAGATTATTAATTCCAACGAACACATTTTTAAAAATATTACCAATGACAGGTAAGTTTGTTTTTGTGTATTCAATAAATCGAGTTATCGAATTTTCTCCAGCTGCACTATTAGCCCAATTAGAGAAAGATTGACCTAATCTATCCAACCAATCAGCCGACCATTGAAACAGTGGTGCTAATTGTGTGAATACATTGACTAATCCGTCACCGAAACCGCCTGCAGCACTTAATAGTTTGTTAAATACCGAAACACCAGTTGTATTCATCATGTTGAAGAACCTTGATGCTACACCGCTGTTTTGAGCCCATTTAAGCACGCTTTGAGACGCCTCTTCCATTCCTCTTGAAATACCGCTGAAAAACGGTTGTAAGCTCTGCATTGCTGTTTTAACGGTGTTTAAACCATTTGCTAAAGATGTGAATATAGCTGATTGATTTTGTTTTATAATGTCAGTCCAAGCTGACTTTACACCATCTAAAGCTTTTTTGTATTCGTTTGTTGCCGAACTAGCTTGTAAAGTTCCGTCGTTAAGCATTTTTATAGCGCTGATAGCCATTGCGCCAAACGCTACAAATCCAGCTCCCGCTATTGCTACAGCACCACCTAAAGCAAGTACGCCACCAGTTAATACTTTGATAGCGTTTAATAGCGCGAACACTACAGGTACTACGCTCGCTATTACAGGTATTAAGATACTAAAAGATGAAGTTAATAATCCACCAACCATATTAGAACCTACAGTGCCGAACACACGGAACATATTAGCTAAATTCCCCATCTGTCTTTGGAAATTGTCGTTTGATTTTATTATGTAGGTATAAGCTTTCTTTAAACCATTAGTATCGACATCTACCTTCGTTGTTTTTTTGTTTGGTAATGCGTCTAAGGATTTTTTAAATGCATAGATTGTTGGTATAGAAAGCCCTGTATCTACATTAAGTCGAGATCTAGTTTTGTTCGGAATACTCTTAAGCTCTTCTTTAGTACGTTTGATTTTAGAGTTAGCAACACTATTGTCCACGTCTATAACAGCTTTTGCTTTAGACCTATTTAACGCTTCAAGACTAGCTTTAGATACTTTTAACACTCGATTAAATTTACTGTTATCAGCATTGACGTCAATATTGACACGTTTCTTTTCCAGTTCGGATAACTTAGCTTCTGTTTCAGTGATATCTTTAATTAACTTTTGTTTTTCTAACTTAACTTCTGGTGTAACTTCTTTTGAATCTAATTGATTTAATTCAAAACTTGCTTCTAATACTTTTTGTTTCAGATCTTCTATTTTAGCATCTAATTTAGCTTTTGCTTTTTCATTACCGAACGAATCTAAAGTCTTCTTAGCAACCTTGATAGTTTTTTGTAATTTTTTATCATTAGCACTTAATTCAACATCTTTAGTCTTATCAGCTGTACGCTTGTATTTTTGCACTGCCTTAACCGCACTATCAATTTGCCTTTTGAATTTGGCTACACTAGCTTCAATAGTCGCTTTAATTTTATATTCCGTCACATTAACACCTCTCTTTCTATTGCTTATTAAATTCTGCTATAACTTTAAAGAATTCATTATTTTGTGGTTCGTATTCATCACGTTCGCTACTAAACCTTATATCTTTACCTTCGTTAAGCCGTTGGATATTTTCTTCATAAGGCAATACGTCGTTTGCGTTGTTAAAAACATATTCCTCTTTAGGTTTATTTTCTGTACCAACGTTTTTAGTAGCTGCCGCGTCACGAATAGCAAACGCAAGTTTGTAACGTTCGAATTCTTGGGTTAGCATTTCATATTCTTTCGCATACATTCGATAGTTATATTCTGTTAATGTCATTTGCTCGATAACATTTAAATCTGTAATACCGAGTGTCGACATACAAGTGATAACGATTCTGTCGTAAGTTATTACGCTTCCGCTGGTTTCTCTTCCGCTTCCACTACTTCGACTAGGTTTCGGGTCATAGGTCGCTTTCCCAACTCTGTTAAAATATCTGAACCGAATTCTTCTAGCCCAATATTTTCTGCGATTTCGTCTAGTGCTTCATCAATGTTATTAATAGTAATTGCTCGTTTTTTCAAGTGAGATGTAGCTGCAATTAAAACTTCGCCAATCACTACAGGATTTCCACTTTCTAAACCTACAGGCAACATTGATACACCTTGACCGATAGACGCTTGTTCAACTTTTAAACCTAATCGGTTATCGATCTCTCTTAAAAATTTAAAACCAAAACTTAACTCTAGTGAATTTCCATTAATTTCTACATTCATAATTTAAAATCTCCATTCATGATTAATTTAAACAAAAATAAAAAGGGCTTAACGCCCTATTTTTTATACCTCTCTTGGTGTAACCGGTGATGAATCTGCTTTAGGTTGAGGAATTGCTGTTAACTCTTCGCCAGTTAACGCATCTTCTTTTGTAGTGTCATGGAATCTGTATCCAGTCGCCTTAAGTTTCTTTGTCACAGCCTCAGGCAATGTTGCGAACCCACGTTGGAAACGACCATTCACTCCGTATTCATATTCATATTCATCAATACCGTTAGCTTCTGCTTTTAATTCAAATTTATTGTGGAAACCTTGGAAATATTTCGCTTTAAATTTAGTAGCATCTCCATTTTTGCCTGGTATTCTACTTTCAACTTCCCAAGCTTCATACAATACGCGATCTACAACTGCATCTTCAATTTCATCTGCAAAATCGTCACCATAAAACATTTTAGCAGTACCAGACATTGTTGATTCAACTGAACCACCAGTGTTATAAGAACCGTCCATTGTATCCTCTGTATCCGTATCAGCTTCATGTGATAAACCGTATTCAGTTAAAAAAAGCATTTTAGTAGCATCGACTTTTTCGCCTGCTTTTCTAAACAAAATAATACGGTCATTACTATTTTTCATATTTGCCATTCAATATTCCTCCGTTTTTTAATATGTTTTGTACGTTATCGTTACTGATGTGTGTAGTAACTCTTTATTAGTAGTATCATCGACTAACTGTGTGATATTGATGTCGTCTTCTTCAAAGTCATAATCGTTTGTTTTAACGCTAGGTGTTAAATCATCGATACATCTTTTAACAAGTCTGTCATGATGTCCTAAATCATCACTTACACTCCAAATATCAATAACTAAATTCGTGTCGCCGGAATAACTATCAAACGTGTACTTACTTCTATTTGACTCCGGCATTTTTATGACAAAAAAAGGATACGGAATCTCTTGTTGCATCTCTTTACGAGAAATAACAGGGAATCCATATCCTTGTAGCGTTTCATACGCTTTATTATAAAGTTGTAAGTTCGGTGTCATGCTTTTATCTCCTATTCAAACAACGCTTTCAGCTCTTCTACAGTTGATTTTTTAATCACTTCGTATACCGGCCACATAAAAGGTTCTGCCTCCATGTATCGAGTACCAAACTCTAAGAAACCACTATAAGCCGCATGCGATGTGATAGTGTATTGCAAATCGCCAGTTTTTTTATATCTGATATTGCGTGATAAATTACCAGTCCAATAACCCTTATTCATTACTTCTCTAGCCTTTAATTTAGCTCTTACTACGTATTCTTTAGCTTTGTCTAATAAAATATCATCTACATCATCATCAATGTTGGTTTTCATATCGTGAAATTGGTTTAACAGTGCGTCTAATCCATCTATATTCATCAATTGACCTCTTCGATATAATATGACGTTTCGTGTCTGTATGTCCTTGTATCAACTATCTTGTAGCGAATACCATTAATTAACACGTGGCTAACAGGGGAAGATATGGATTCTTTTATCCTCAGGACACTTACATCGTTTTTTACATCGCCAAATTCAAGTTGCTTTCTTGCTCTAGAGATGGGGTTAATATTGCATGGTATCGCATCATAAGTGATTAGTGCGTTTTCTTTTTTGCTAGTTTTAGGATTGTAAGTTGCTACTTGTTCTAATTGAAAAATAACTCTATCTTCATATCTCAAAAGAACACAGCCCTTCCTTTTTTAGTTCTCGTTCTAGCATTAAAGTAATTATCAATAATAGCTTCATACTCCTTGAAATCGTTCAATTCATACGCATTGCTACGTCCGTCAACCGCTTCTGATGTCATACCTTCAGCACCAATCCTGTTGTAGCGTTTAACTGCAACTTCTTTAATCATGTAACTAAACCTTTCCGGTATTTGTTCAACTTCAATAGGTAACATTGATAACAACTGGCTTTCACAACTTTTTATGATTTCTTCTAATTGTTCATCTTGCTTTTCATCTTTAAGACCAATACGTTTTTTTACATCAGCTAGCGTAGTCATATAACCACCTACTCTAGTGACTCAAAAGCATTTATAATTTCAGCTTTTGTTTGTTTTTCATCAACTTGTAAGCCAGCAACACTTGCTATTTCGACAAGTTCTTTTTTGGTTAATTTGTCATTTACAATGTAAATCATTTGTTCGTTGCGTTTATTTTCAACACTAGCTAAAGCTTTGATACGTTCATCTGTAGGATCATAACCTTTGCGAGGGTAGACATGCCCTTTCATATAGACATGTCTGTTATCTTCTAAATCTGTAAAATCTACTTTAACAATTCCAATGATTTCGGGCATGTTACCACTCCTAATTATTTATTAAACTTCTCCTGGTACTGAATCTGTTTTTTTGTCAGCAGGCACTAATTTAGCGAATGCTTTATCGTCAGCGATGTGTAACGCTACATGCATAGTTGCACGTAATGCCACCATGTCTTGCTCAAACAAGTTTACAGGTGTTCCATCTTCGTTTTTAACTGTAGATAATTGTGCAGTTTCATCGATTTTGTATTCAATTAATTGAGGGATACCGTAAATCAACTTATCAAAGTCACCAGTAATTAATTCACCGCGTTTTAAATTGCTTGATTTAAGGTTAACCACAGGTAGACCATCTAACGTATCACTGTTACGGTCATAAATACGTTCCTTAGTTTCAGGATCTACAATTTTACGTAACAAGCTTCTGTTTTGTGTTTTTGAGATAAACGCATTTGCTTCTAATTCGTCATCTTCAAGTAATGCCTCTAAATCAATAATGTTATCTTGTGTGAAGTCACCTTTAATAACCTTATTAGTTTTTTCAATTGATTGCGCAATTGATTTACCGAATGGATTGTTACCTTGATTCAAAATACCCGCTTCATCAAACTTTTTATAGAAAGCTTCAGCAATCATAGGTTTCATCTCTTCAAAGAATTGTGAATAAGTGTAATTCAAGAATTCTTTTGTTACAGGTAAGATAACCCCTAATTTAAACGCTCTCATAGTAGCATTAACCCATGTAGCTTTAGATGTTTCGATTTTTTGACCTTCACCTACCCAGTAAGCACCTGGTTTATCAGCCCAAAAAGTAAACTTCTTCTCAGTACCTTCCATTGGTTCGTACTTACCTAATTGCATAATTTTAGAGTTTTCCATAACCTCTTGTAAGATGGGCGTTGTGAATTCATTCATCAACGTGCCATCTTTCTTTTCGTGCATCATTACATTATCAGGGTTAAATACTTGCGGTTTAACATTGTTACTCGCAAAATGTTGCAAATTTAATTTTAATTTTTGTGTTTGTTCCATTTAAATGCCTCCGTTAATTTTTAATAATTCTTTTTTGTCTAGCTATTTCAGCTAAGTTTTGCGGTTTATTTTTAGTCGAGTGATTAAATGAATCTCCACCAGTCAATGGCGATTGTCTAGCGTTAACCTTAACCGCTTCATTAACCGCTTTTTTTACTGCATTAGAAAAAGCTTCAACATTCAATTTAGTTTGTTCAGCAGTATCTGTTACAACTAAATTAACAACCTCATCTGATGAATCAACTTCCGCTTCACTCAACATTTTTCGTGCTTCTGAACGCATTTCGTTTAATTGTTTTTCTGAACGTAATTGTTCCAGCTCTTTTTCCATTTGTTCGCGTTCATATTCAGCGATTTGATCTTTGTTCATTTTTGCTAATCGTTTAGCTTCATCAACAGCTTCTTGTTTCTCTTTTTCTTTCTGCTTCATACGACGACTTAATTCTTCTTTAAGACGCTTGTTATATTCTTCTTGTAGTCTTTTTTCTATTTCTTCTTCTGAATTAGTCTTTTTGTCTTGTTTGTCTTTGCCTTCATCATCGTTGTTATCTTTTAATTTTCCATTATCTCCATCTGATTCTTCAGCAAAAAACTGTAATTTGAGTTTTAACTTCTCTTGGATATCCATAGTTTTTACACCTCATTTATTTACTCTTGATTAGTTTTAAGCCATACATGGTTCGGGCTGTAACGCTTGCACCTTTTATTGTCATAAGCATGGTTTGGACATAAAAAATAGCCAACACAATTAAGTGCTAGCTATTAAAAGAGAGGTTCATTATATTTCGATTTTTCTTTATCGGCTAATACTGCCGACCTTACACTGTCTAAGTTTGCATCAATAATAACTGTTTCGTTTCGCTTTTGTAACTCTTTAAGTATACCTTTTAATTCTCTTGCTATGTCTCTAAGGTATTTGTCAGTATTACTCATATTAGTATCCTCCAAACATTTAATTTACTGTCATACAAAACTAACTTGCCTTTAAAAAACTTTACTTTTAAATCAATCACCGATTTTCACTTTCCCTCCGAAGTATTTTGTTTTTCGTTTCTTGCTTGGTTTTTTCGGCCACATAGATTTAGGTAGTAAAGCGCAATCTGAACGACAATTGATATGCATAGGATAGAAATTAACACCAATTTTAGCGTCTTTAACTTTGAATATTTCTCCATTAAGCCCTTTGCATACTTTAGTTGTTCTATTATCGATTTTTGCAATATACATATAATATCCTTCCGGTGAAATTTCTTTCATGCTGTCAATGCTTGATTGTGCGTGAACACGTGCCGATTCCGTATAAAGCAATGATTTAATTGCTGCGGTCTTTTGTCGTGCTGTGCCTTCGAATTTATTTAAGTGCTTGCGCATATCTTTAACATATTCATTAGGATGTCGACCTCTAATAACTACATTAGCAATTATTTCTTCTACTTCTTGTTTCATTGCTTCGGTATTAGTCCATAATCGCTCTGACCAAACGACACCATGAAATTGTGTATCAACGATTGTATCTATAACTTCTTTAGCTACTTGTACACCTTCACCTAAAATACCCGCTTGATCACTGAACACACGATAAGCTGTTGATTCGAAATATTCCCTCATCGATAATTCTGTTTGAGCTGTTGCATAAGCAATTAAGAATTCTATTTGAATCTTTAACATCTGTTCTCTAGATACATACATCTTAGTGTTATACTTCTTTAATTCTTCATTTGCTCTATCGCTAAAGTCCTTGTTTTCGACCAATCTTTTTGCTTCTTCTTGAAACGCTTTTACATCGAACTCATCAATAATCTTTTGTGCTTCTTGTAATGTAACGCCTGCAAAATCTCCGTACTTAACAATAAACGCATTGATCTCTTTTTCAATGCGCTTAATCATCATATTCAATATACGTTCTATTTCTTCAGCTTTAGTTTTATCACGCTTCAACTCATTCTCGATTGCTTTGCGTCCGCGTTCTTCCCAATATTCTTGAGTGTTTTTGTTAGGCAATTACAATCATTCCTTTTTATCAACAGTATCTTTTGTATCATCATCTTGTTCGTCATCATTGATGTCTCTAGGGTCTTTATAAATACCTTTTTGAGCTTTTTTAATAGATTCTTTCTCATCTTCTTCGATTTTCTTAACTTCTAATTCAGGGTCTTGGAAGAACGAGAATAGAGACATTAAAGTTGTTTGGCTAATCTTCCCGCCAGAATCAATATAAGCTTTTAATTCTTCAATCAATGATTTAGGTAAGTTTCTGTTGTATACGTATCTAACAGTATTGAAATCTTTGTTAGCGTCAATCGACCGTGTATTTTTAAGTATTGTCTCTAACAACTTAGCACGACGTCTTAATCCTTTAGTAAACAATCCTTCTTTAGTTTTAGTACGTTGTTCCAATCCAAATAATTTGTATTTCATTGCCTCGCCCGATTGAGTGCCACTAAAGTTATCATCTTTCATGTTAGGCGTGTTGGTAAACATGTGTATATCACTGTTCAAACGGTCTTTATAAGCTTCGGTACCTTGTACATCATATTGCTTATAAATATAACCACCGTCAACTGAACCTTCTGTTTCTCTACCTTCGCCAGCATAAACAGTCGGTTCTAAAAACAACACGTTAGCTTCCTTTTGTTTTCTAACTTCTACGGGATCTAAATTTAAATTACCTTTAATAAGTAACATAGCGTCATTTAAATCACTCATATAGTTAGCAGTATCTGATTCAGCATTATCATACAAATCAATTAAAGTGATTACTTTCTCATAATCCCCTTTTCTTCTTTCGTTGTTGCTAAATTCTGTAATAGGCATACGTTCGAAAGAGTGTGATTCAAAACCGTTTTCACGTGGTGTGAGCTTCAATCCATTTGTTCTACTGGTAAGATATCTATAAACACCGTGAGAAGTAAATAAATCAACTGTAAACACTTCATCTTCGTCAGTCTTGTCTATTGGTTTAGTTCTTAAATATCTAACGCCTGCGATACTATTACGTTCAATTGTATTGTCGTATATGACAAAAGTACTCATTGCATCACTCTTGTATAAACGCGTTTCATCATCTTGGTTTCTAATCATTAACTCATAAGCTTTACCGTAAATTGATAAGTCTAATCCTAGAGATCTATTGTGTGACTCAACATCATTCAAATCATTGAATGCCTCAATAGCTTCTAATACATCTTTGTCATCATCTTGATATTGAATTGGATTACCCAAGAAATAGCCGTTGATAAAATCGCTAATATAAGATGCGTAATCATGCGCTACACGGTTATCTGCCATGTACTCTTCTTTGCGTCGTGTTAACTCAACCAGATTCTTAGTTTTACCTTCGTAGTAATCACTCAACACATTTAATCTAGGTCGTTGGTAATCCATGTGATGTTCAATGTATTTACTTACTTCATTAACGTTTTGTAATAAATCGGATTCCGTCCCGTCATATGTGTAAACAACATTGGCTTCATCATTAAATAAGTAATTTATGTTTCCCCGTAGATCTGTATCTGTTTCAAATTCGTTTACTTTTAACATTTGTTCCCTCCTATAATCCTAGAGATTTTATTGTGTCAACTTTCGAACTGACATTTGTGCGTTTTCTAACCGGTCTGTAGAATCGTTCCACTGAATAACGCAACGAATCGATACAATGATTGTATGTATCTACTGGTTCATTGGTATATTCACCTGTATCTTTGTCCTTTTGCCATGTGTAGTTGTCAAACTCTTCAATAGTCTTGAAACAACGTTCATCAACAATGATTTCAAATTGCATTAAGAATTGTAACCCTTGTACAACCGAGCCCTTCCCTTTTTTGGTTGGTAAAATCCTTTTAAGCCCTAGATTCCTTAATTCAGCTATACTTTTTTGTTCTGCACTATCTGCTGTAATTTCTTCTTTAGCATAACCAAGTTGCTTTATGACATTAGCTATTTCATCATTCAGCATACCTTGTTTAACATACTCTTCAATGATGTATAACTTCTTTTTCTTTACATCTATTTTAGAATGTATAAAAGCACTAGGATCATTAACGTAGCCAAAGTCCAATCCAAAATAAGAAGGTAAATGTCTTAACTCATCTTTATTTATTAAACGTTTTTCATACTTAGGGAAAACCAATTTGTCTAGTGTAGCAAATTCACCTAACGCATAAATTTTGTAATATGCTGGATTACGATTTGCTAACAACTCTAAGTTTTGTCGTGTCATTTCATCAAGAAACTTATTATCTCGATAACTAGATTGTCTAATCATGACATTTTCCATTGGTTCACCATGTTCAAAGAAATACTTATAAACCCAATTCAGTTTAGATACTGGGTTAAACATCAAAAATATTTGCTTATTCACGTGTTTACGCTCCCTCAAACGCAACGTTAATTGCGTGTAATCATTTAGTGTGAATTCAGACGCTTCTTCCATGACTATGTCTGATATGCCTTTTATCGACTTTATTTTCTCTGGGTTATCTAATCCTTTAAACAAAAAAACTGCGCCGTTTGGCAATTCAACTTTGTTATCAGTCTTATTCCAAAGGCACATGTCCCAAATACCGAAGTTTATCAAACAATCTTTGACATCTTCGAATAAACTATCTTTAATTGTTGATTGGACTTTTCTAAGCCATAGTATACGCCTAGGATATTTCCAGTCTTGCAATGCTTTAAGTACAACTTTTTGTATAACGCCGTGAGACTTACCGCTCGAACCTCCACCGTAATGTACTTCAGTGAAGTTATCGTAATTGGTTAGTATTTCGAATATGTTTCTATTGAAAACATTAGATGGTTTATTAAAGTTTAATTTAACTTTCGTCATCGTACTCACCAATATTAATCTCAATATTCTTCTGAGTGATTTCTTTTTTATCGATATACGCACCATGTACTTTTAGTATGTGGTCAATAGATCTCTGACGCTCTTCAAAAGTTGGTGTGATTGTGTAAGTAACCTCTTTTTCCACTTCATCGTTTAAATGGTCATATTTCTTACTGTAAGCCTCTTGAGGTTCTCCTCTAGCAATAGAAGCAGATAACGCTAAAGCTTCTGTAATACTCATTAAACGCTCTTCTTGTATCTGTTCTAATCGTTCTTTAATATATTCCGAAACATTAACATTTCTTAACAATCGACTTGCTAAAGACTCTGCTGTTTTCTTACTATAACCTGCTGTAATTGCTGCTTTTTTACCATTACATCCATTCATTATATATTCATCTGCGAATCTCTTTTGTTTTTCGTTCATTTCATTTACCACCAACTCTCGCGCTATACGCTTTTTAAAATTAAAAAAGGATTGGCTATAATCAGCCAACCCACATAGATCCTTTATTCCTAATTGCGATAAGGGAAACGCAGTAAGATAGTCAATATCCTACACTATCATAATATCTCATTTTAGGTATCAAAAACTGCCACTTTACTGCCAATTTCACTCTTCCCCTAACTCTTCCGCCAATCTAGATATGATTTTCCTTTTGATTCTATGAGCAGTTCTATCAGAAATGTGTATGTCATCACAAACTTTCACTAATTCCTTTTTATTAAAATAATACTCTTGAATGAATTCGCGTTCTTTCCTACTTGATGTGTTGATTATACGTTCAATAGCGCTCTTAAACTCAAGGATTTTACCTCTTCGTATACTACAAAGATAATTAGTTACTGCCATTTCTGTTTTCGATGTATTAGACGGTACAAACTCCCCGCCTATATTTGTATCTGTTGGAATCCATGGTGTCATTATTTCACTTCTTAAATCTTCGAGTTGCTTATGATAATTAGGATAATCACACAACTCATCTTCTAACTTTCGAACTGTTGATAATTTTAATCCATATTTCTTTTTAGTCATGAATACCCTCCATACAAATATTTTTAATCTTCAAAATGTCTCAATCTACTTCTTAATATCTCTATCTCCCGCTCTTTAACTTTCACATCGCCTTTTAACTGTTCAGCTTGCAACATCACACCAAACAATAAGATGACTAGTAATATAATTGCTATGACTAACCACATCATCTACTCTGACACCTCCGCCCTCATCAAATCAGACTGATCGCTCAACTTTGCGAAGTCACTCGGCGCCTCTACATCATCATTAGCCGTCGTCATAATATATACTTTCTCAGTTACATACTTACCTAGCTCATACATCGCTAGTAAGAATAATAGTCTTAATATTTGTTTAATCATTATTTATCTACCTTCTTTACTTCGTATAAGACCGGATATAAATTTAAAAAGTGTATTCTATAACCAATCGTTTTAACTTCTACTTTGTCGCCTACTTTTAACCTAGCTTGTATGTCTGCGCTATCAAATTTCTTTTTGAATAGTAAGTCAGAGTTTTCGATGACTTGCTTGTTGTCTAACACAATATAGAACTTGTCTTCTTTATCTTGTCTCTTGTTATATTTATCTGTAATTGTCCCTTGATGTACTTCTTTGTGTTGGTAACTAGCCACTGTATAGATAGGCAATGTGATAACAAGTAGCAATGCGAATATACCGAATAATGACAGTATTCCAACAATAAAGATGTCGAACCCATCCATATTTTTAAGTTTTTTAATCATCATTGTCATCTCCAGTATCAATTAAACTAGGCATCATTCTTAACATAGCCCTTAATTCATATTCATTCATATTAGCCATCGTAGGACTGTAAAATTCACTGTCTTTATCTTTAATTTCTTTAATAAAATCATCTTCAATCTTAGCCTTTTCTTCAGGTGCTTTATTTTTATATTTTTTGATTATTTCAGTGTACTTTTTCGGGAATTTCATTTTAGGTATGTTAATCATCGTTTGCCTCCTTAATAAATGTAAATGATTCAATCTCATCTCTTTTAACCCATACTTCATTGTTGAACACATCTTTGACCGGAAGAAAATCCTCAATCACTAGATTCATAACAAGATTAATATAATCGTCAGAAGCTAGATCTGTTGTTGTGTAATAAACTCTATCTGAAATAGTTTTAATTTTAACCTCCGTCATTTCCCACACTCCCTTATATTTTCAAATAACTGACCCACTTTAATAACTGCATCTCTTTTAACTTGTGCCTCGTATTTGCGCTCAGCTTCTTCTTTACTCTCTGCCTCAACAACTGTAAACCTTTGATTGCTTTTAGCTTTAGTTATGTGTGTATGCTTGCGTCCTGTTGAATCTTTGAATGTTGTGACTAAGTATTGCGTCACTTCCCCAAAACCTCCTTGACTCGATCTAAGATGTCTTTACACGTATCCTTTTCCTGCGTCTGCTGTTCCATCTTGTCTTTCATGATTCCTTTTCATTTTCTTTTTGTATGCGTCAATGAGCTGGTCGATAGAATATAAGTTGAAAGCTATGTCTATCGCTATTACAATTGCCAATTGGTCAGGATAAAATTCTTTGAATATTATCTGTGGTGTGCTAACAACTGCGTCTTGAGCAAATTCTTTATCTTTAAAATTAAACATGTTGTGAAATTCACTATTTTTAAAACTTGATTCAATCGCTTCTTTTATCTCTTCTGATGACACTCCTACTTGATTAGCAATACTCAATCCAAACGCTAACATGTCTGCTAACTCGTCTAGCTGTACGTCTAACGGTTTACCTGGTTTCTTCTTCCAATTCTTGAACGTTTCCAATGTGTTAAACCATTCAAAGAATTCAACCACATACGCAATCTTGCTATCTCGTAAATTTAGTGTTGGTATTCTATCGTCGAACTCCTTTTGTATTTGTAATAACTCTTGTAACTGATCAATTGTTAATGTGTTAGTCATTTTCCTGCGCCTCCTCATATTTATAGACCACTTGACTCGTCATAATCCCTACTGCTTCATCAAGATAAATATCTTCTTTGAGTGCATCTTGCATAGCATTAGGTAAACCCTCAAGTATTTCATCAAACGCTTGCGCTTTCTTATACACATCTTCAATCTCTTTTAGTAATCCCTCTGTGTCATCACCGTTATACGCACTAGTACTTATAACGGACTGTTCAATTTGTTCGCGGTTATTCATTAGTGTCATCCTCCATAAAAATTTTATTGTTTAAATCCATTCCAAATTTAACTCTTTCAACATCTTTGCCAAATTCGTTTATTAAATCTTTTTCAACACTCTTGCAATACCTATCCCATGCGCTTGCTTTCTGTTCTAGATCTTTGTTACGTTCTCGTAACTCCGCTATATCCCCAATAAGCTCATCTCGTTGCTTCTTGTACTCTTCACGATCTTTTAATGCTTTGTGAAGTTTATCTAATAACTTGTTAAAGTTAGTACAAAGATTTTTATATTGTTCATCTGATAAGGTGAACGTCATCTCATAACCTCCAATAGCATCTCATTTTCAAAAATATTTCCAACAATTTCAATAATATCGTCATTTTCACTTAGTAATTCAGTTACATTGCTAAAAGTTATATAAAAGGCTCCTTCTTTAAACTCGATAAAACTTACTTCTCTCGAATAACAATCTTGAACAATATCCCCTTCATAAATCTCCACACCGTGCACATCTTTAAATCCTGTGTATTGTAATAGTTTTACTTCATTGAAACTTTTATAACCTGTTGAAATCAAAATGTACCCACTATTAAAATCGATTTCGTCAATAATACTCATAACTTTTTTATCTTTATCCCAAGCTTTAAATTTCAACATCAT